GCAGATTCACTTGTTGCACCTGTTTCACCAGTAAAGGCAGTTCCAGTTGCAGCAGCGATAATAACATCATCCATTGCTCTTCCCATTGCGAAAGCAGCGGCTTGTGCGTAAGATGATGTAGGGTCAATTAAGAGCCTTACTTTGTCTTGTTGATCAATAAGATCAGCATACTCGTAATCAGCTAAAGATACTCTTCTTCTTGAGTGAGGAGTGTCTATTTGCGGAGTGTCTGAGTGTCTGCTAGTTTTTAACTGAGCAGTTACTGAGCCAACTTGATCAAAGAAAGCATTTTTTCCAACAACGCTTTCCTGTCTGACTTTGTCTCTTAATAATGATCCCATTTGTTGAGATAACATTTGTATGTTAGCAGAATACTGCTGTACAAATGCTGTAGTTATTTGTGATGACATAATTGTCTCTCCATTATTATTGTTAGTTTAAAAAAATCAGAAAGGTTATCCATCTTAATTGATAGGCAATTCTTGGATTTAAAGTCTTTTAGACTAGAAGTCTATTCCTTCTTGCCAGTAAGGTTCTTGCGAATTTTCTTACCTACTATCCAATTATAATATTTTTCAGCGATTGGCAAGGGATCATTTTTCTGAACTTCAGATCCTGTCTCCTTAACCAACCGCAATACTTCTAACCGAATTTCTTGATCATTAAGATTATTGATCTGCATTTAGCATTTCTCTTAATGTATAAACTTGTTGTACTACTTTATCGTGATCTGGATGTTGCTTATTCCAATAAGGTCCATCAGTATCATTAGTAATAGCTGATATTTCAGTTTCAATGTCAGCAACTGTATTTACATTTTCACTTTCAGTTGAAACAATTTTATCTTCTGACATCATTCCTGCTATTTTTGCAAAGCCTTTTATAATCTCTGGATGATCACCAAGTCTTGTACCATTTGATAAAGTCATATCTAATACTTCTGGATTGATATTAGCTTTAGCTAATGCACCAGCTTGTTTTACTTTACCTTCAAAGTCTCTACCCCATTCTTGTCTTAATTGTTGTTCAGCTTGAGATTGAGCAGTTTCAGTATCTATCTTTGCTTGTTGTGCAGAGCCTTCCATATTGTTTTTATAAAACTCTAATATACCTTGAGCTTGTTTATTATTTAAACCAAGTTTGTGTGATTGTTCTGCAAAAGATTTAATTGCAGTTTCATCAAAAGGAACAACATCTGATTTTACATCTAAAGCATATTTGTCTGCAGATTCTGGTCTACCTAATTTTGCGTAGGCTTCATCCCATGCTTCTTGTGTAGAATTTTTTGTTGGTATAACTATTTTATCTTGACCAATCATTTTAGTTGCGTTGATATAACTTTTTGCTAACGCATCTATCTCTGTAAACTTTTCTATACTTGGATCAGCTCTATACTCTTCACTAATAGAATCTTTCCAAGATGATGTTGGTTGTGCAGCGGGTGTAGTTGCTGGTGTTGTAGGTTGTGTTGTTTCTGTAGTCGCTTGTTCTACAGGCACAGCTTCTTGTGTTATCTGTTCATTTGACATTTTTATTTTTCCTTATCGTTTCGTAGCATTGATTTAATAAATAGAATGACACTACGCTGTCCTTCCATATATGCACTTTCATGGCTATCACCTTTTACATTAGTGGTAGAATGATAATGACATCTTTTTTCAAGGTCAGATAAAACTTCTTTGCCTTCATCTGTATTGAATATGTATGTGTAATTTTTTTTTAATGCAGTTATAAATTTCTCTAGTTGTTTATCTTGTTTCATATTATTCCACTAATGCTTTTGCTTCTTCCGGCAATGCTTTTGCTAGTGGTGCTATATCTCCTCCGGCTTTTGCAACTTGTTGCATTTGAGCCATTTGTTGTTGTTCTGCAGCTTGTGCTGCGGCTTGTTCTCTTTGTGCGTTTACTTGGTTTTGTGATTTTAATAATTTTTGTGGCATACCAACAATATCTGCCAAGTGTTTAACTAAATTATCAAAATTAACATAATCAAATACTGGTGCTACATTTGCAAGGCTACCTAATATTTCTATAGCTCTCATAATAGATTGTAGCTCTGAAGATTTTTGTGCTTTAGCAAGTGGAGAAACATATTCTATTTCTATGTCTCTACCCGATAAAAACTCTGGAGCTTGTGGTAATATATTGTTACGAAGTAATATTGCAAACACTCTATCAATTAATGGTTTTAATAATTCTGATTGTAGTCTACCTAATACTGGACCCAATAATCTCATCTTCTCTTCATTACGTTGGATAACTTCTGTTGCTGTCATTTGCGGACCATCTTGCATCATCAATTGATTAACATAGAACACCGATCTAATGCTGTCTCTTCTTTGTTCTTCCATATTTAAACCTAGTGGATTGTTTGCACCAATGTTTAATGGTTCAATTCTATCTCTTGTACCACTTCTATAAAAGTTTAGTCCACCTGGTACAGTTCTTACAGGAAGTAAAAAGCCATCATCCGGAACTAATAGTGGTGGATCAACTTGTTTCTGTGCAGCCTTGATTGTAGTTTTAGACATTTCATTTAACATCTTAACATCTGGTAAGGCTGTCATTGCTGGACTTCTTCCATAAATTTCATTTGATGCTTTTAAATATCTAGGTACTACGAAAGGAAACTCTTTAAATCCACCAACAGATAATTCACTAGCATTTTTATATTCTAAGTAAACAGATTCAAATGGCATATTACCTTTGTCTTTTTTCTTAGGATTAAAATCTGATCTTGGATAAACTGCGTGTAGTATTTCTACTTCTTCGTATGGATCTTTTTTAAAGATACCTTGAATGTCTGATGAAACATTATCGCCAAATTTTTGTACTGCAGCTCTAGCACTTATTTTAAATCTTCTAAATATTGTATCAATTCTACCTTTGTCATTCTCTGCAATAAACACTTCGTTAATATGTCTTGTTGAAAATTTTATAATATCATCATCATCTTCTTCAATAAACATTGCTGCTGTACCAAATGTAATTAGGTCATGGTACAATTCAAATATTTCTTGTTGAAAGTTTGATCTGTTAAATGCTGTGTACATTGAAGCAGTTGCTTCTTCTAACCAAAGTTTTGCTTCATCTTCATTATCAATATCTTCATCTTTAAATCTTAATGTAAACCAAGGTGTTGATGGATTGGTTAGCATACCATGTAATGATGCTGCTAATAATTCTACTGCTTGTATAGGTGAAGAATCAAAAACTTGTTCCATTCTTTTATCACCTCTAGCTCTTTGTTTAGTAACATCTGCTTTTCTTGGTTGCATATAATCTGCAACTTCTTGCCAATGTGTTTCCCAGTTTTGTCTTTGACCTTCTAGTCTTTCGTATCTGGATAATAAACTTTTTGATAAATCTGTTTTTGCCATTATGATCCTAATAAACTTTTCTTGCCTAGTGTTATTGTTTCATCTTCTACACCTTTAGATCCTGTTATAATTGTAGATGATCTACCTCTGGCTTTTGTCTTTCTTGGGTCATAAGCATCTGCTGCTTGTGATTGTGAAACTTCTGCTACTGTTGGTGCAACCATTACAGGTGCTGGTGCAGGTTTTTTTTTAAATGCTTTTGTTACTACTGCTGCTGCTCCACCCATACTATTCTCCAAATGTTAATGATGATTTAGTTTCTTTAGTTTGTTTTACTTTAGATTTAACTTCTTCTTTTTTAATTTCGTTTTCAAAAGTAATATCATTACTATGATCTATTTTTTTTTCGTAAGTTCTTTTTTCTTTTTCTACTTTTGGTTTTTTTTTAAATATCTTTTTAATTGTGTCAAACATTATGATCCTAATAAAGTTTTGTTTTCTGTTTCTGCTTCATCTTCTACACCTAGTGGTCCAGTTAGAATTGTAGACCTTCTACCTTTTCTTTTTCTTTCCATCTCTCTTTGCTCTGCTGCAATCGCATCTTTCTCCTCTTGCGAAACTCCAGGAGGTTCTGGCAAAGGTTGAACTGGTGGCAGCGGTGGCATTTTTGGTTTTAGAAATCCCATAATTATATAATCCTGTAACTATTATCTGCTACACTTTGTGGAGCTGATTGTCTAGTATTAATTTCTTGTAGTCCAACCGCTAGATAACGCATTGCATCACAAGCGTGTGAACTCCAATCATGTACAGGCTTTGATCTAAACATTCTGTTTTTATCAATATACTTCCTGTGGTAATGTCTTAACGCATCTATTAACTTTTTGCAATGGTCAGTATCAATGTAACATCTAGGTAAGATCATTGTAGTTGCGTGGATGCCATCCTCTAGTGGAATTTTTGGAACGACCTTAAATCTTAATCCTAATTGATAGGCGACCTCTCTCCGGGTCTTACCATTGCCGAACTCGGTAACTTCAATGTCGTGTGGTGCAAAGTGATCTTTGTAGACATACTCTTTGTCATTAACCATCTTAACATAGTATGGTAAACCTTGACCTCTCTCTTCGTGGTAATCTATTATATTAATGCTTCTTCCTAACTGCTGATAGAATATTATACTACTGTGGTCGGAGACCCCAAGATCCCATGCTGTAGATACTGGTAAGGCAGGATCGTAGGGAACTCTTGTAAGTTGTTTATCATCATCTAGTTTTGCAATTACATCTCCATATACTGCACCTTCTATGTTGGCTATCCAATCACACTCAAACTCTTGTAGGTATTTCTTTTCACCCATAACTTCTTTTGCTTTAACCAACTCATCATTGTCTACGATTTTAGTATCTGATGCTTTAGCTTTGTAGTTAAACCAATCTTCCGCACCTTGTGCGTGTTGGTACAACTCATAAAAGTTATTGTTCATTCCCATTGGTGTGCCAATAAAGACACAGTAACCTTTACGATCTGATAATGCTGGTCTAATTATTTCTGGAAACAACTTACTGTTTACGTTTGCATACTCATCAATGACACATCCATCAAGGTATATACCTCTTAACCCATCTGGGGATTCCGAGCCTAGCAAGGTGATACGAGATCCATTAGGTAGGTCTACACGTAGTTCTGTTTCGTTAAATTTAGTGTGGGGTATCTTGGCGGTAAACTGTTTCATGTAATCCCATGCAATAGACTTTGCTTGTTTAAAGGTAGGTGCAATGTAAGCAAATCTAGGGTTCTTTAGTTTGGACAGTAATGCTGACCTAATTAAGTGGTTGATCATGCAAACTGTTTTGCCAAATCTTCTATGGCATACTAATACATTCCATCTATGTTTATCTATTTGTTTGTGCAAGTGAGCTTGATGCTTCCTTGGTGTATA